ATCAAAACCACAGAACACAAAGTGACGTTGGATTTCGATCCATACGAAGAACTGGATTTGACGAAGGTCAGATTCGGAAATCACAATACTTTCACATTGCACAAGCTATTCATCGATGATCAAAACCCGGTTGTGGATGACGTGAACAAACTGAGACCAGTGACAGACAGAGTTGTCGATTGTCAAGGGTTTTGTTGCATGTATAGAGCGTACTTGCACCAACAGCAGTTTGTCATGGGCGATCAAAGCAACGGTTACGCACCCAGAATGATCAACGAGTACCGAAGGGAAATGTTGATAGACAAAACGATGATCAGATCAACGAAGTTGAAAAACTGCAGAACTGAACTGCTGAGGCTGAACATCAACTACACGAGTGTGAACCGCGAAAGGTCCATCAATTCAAACGCCGATGAAACCGATACGGGTTTCTGTTTGACAATGATGCACTATGCGAAAAGATCGATCAATGTCATTGCATCGACCACTAAAGCACCTAAACCTTTAAACTAGAATCCCAAGCCAATGAAGCACCACGATTGTTGCTTGGGAGTACAGTGAGAGGGATAGAGGTGCGAAAGGTTCCGGAAACAGGTCCGGGGTTTTACGCACAAATAAAGAAAGCGATTGACAAGGGCACGGAACATCAGATTGTAGGGCTGTTGCACAGATTTGGACCAGTTTATGACGGCATCACGGCTTGCTTTGGCGATCAGCCAGCAACCACGCCTGAAAATGTAATTGTGTCGGCAGCCTGCAGATTTGCTTGTGATATGCCCGTACCCAAAAGAGACGTTTCCGCCGAATTTGAGGAATACGCAAAACACTTCATTAGACGTATAAAAGGGGTGCATCCAGAGGATGTGCCGACTTTCACGAAATGGGTGTCAGAGACCTCCTATTCGGGGAGCAGGAAAGAATCGCTAACCCAGATGAGGGAAGACCTCACACACATCACGAAGTCATTTTACAAATGCAAGAGTTTTATAAAATGGCAACTTTTCCCACAATTGGGGAAAGCCCCTCGTACCATCAACTCATATAGTGACATGTCAAAGACACTTTTCGGGCCAATGTTTCATGCGATTGACAAAGCAACGTTCAACAACACGAAATGGTCAACGAAAGGTGTACATCCAAGCAAGATTCACAATATGATGTACGAGCGATTTGGGAATCAACCGGTGTTCGAGACTGATTTTTCGTCATTCGAGGCACATCACAGAGGTGTTTACGCACGTGTGGTGTGGGATTGGATGATGCATATGACCAGTGAACTCGGGTTGTCGGACGAACAAAAGACACTGTTGAAAGAATTCGTAATGGGTGAAAACTCATGCGACTTCAAACAAGCAATGGTGAGGATCTTGGAGACTTTGATGAGTGGTGCCATGTGGACATCATCATCGAATTACATACTTGATCTCCTTCTTTGTTCGTTTTTGTTCGTCAAATCAACCACAGACCTTGTCGATATCGAGGACATGGTCTCACATGCCTGGGTCTACTACAGGGGCATGCACGAGGGTGATGATGGAATCATGCCCGCGTACAACCTGGATAATGACTTAGTGGAAAAGCTGGGACTGAAGCTCAAACTGGAGAGGTTTGATAACTTCGGCAGAGCCAGTTTCTGCGGTAAGGTGTGTGATTTTGAGGATGGTGGCATAGTGTACGACCCGAAGAAGTTCTTCTCGACGTTCTTTGTGCTGCCTCCTCAGCACGTGTGCAAAAAGCGTACTAAACAGGACGCTTTGTTGCGCGCGAAAGCCATGAGTTACAAATACATGATGC